GAGAAATTGCCTTCTCGATTGTCAGGAACAGCCTGCGAACGTTAATTCTATCGAACGCAGACGGCTTGATTTGCATGGTTCTGTCGCCATACAAGATTGGACCTTCGTTGATAAAATTAACAATCGAGTTGATGCCCTGAGGATACATGATATTACGCATGCCCTCATCAGACTTCCAAGCCAGCTTATGCACACCGAGGACTTGACCACGATTGAAGCCAGCGAATGACCACCAAGCATCATAGTTATCATCGGTTCTTGCCGCCAGACCGGCAATATCGCCATCAAGAGGAACCCAACGATATTTGTCGTTATAGGGGTCATACTGATTTTTCCAGTTATCGATGAAGAAGCCATATGATGAAGACCGGAAATAATTCCGGTCGTCGATGACAGACTGCATCGCTTGGTCTGGTGCATCACGCAATACAACAGAAGACTTGAGCGGGCTAATGAAGGTCACGGCATCAGCACGGGCCTCGGCAATCTCAAGGGCCTTCGCCTGAACGACCTTCGGATGTGAACCCGTTATGATTAACGAAATATCATGCTGTGTCTTATCGATAAACATGTTATACGCTTCAATAATGTCGCCATTGGTTGGTGTACCATATGTGCCGCCGCTCAGGGACACAGAATATGGCCTTGACATAACGGTAAATGCGGTAGAGTTGCCTGTATTACCCCAATTCGTCCCACCAGAAGGGTGCCCCATCCAGTGAATGTACTTGGAACGCTTGCCGATACGGTCACGATAATAGCGGCTTCTCTTAGAGAGATGGTTATGTGAAGCAACCGACAGACCGACAAAACGCTCAAGAATATTTTCGGGACGCTTTAACGCACCGGCTGGCTTGCGGCCACGGCCAAACTTCTCAAGACGACCAACCACAACGAGATGGATTTCGTCGTTAGAGCCACCAAACCGTTCCACCATTTCTGTGGTTCCCGGTGCATATTCAAACCTATCAGCATATTCCCACTGAGCAGAACAATTCTGCAAAAGCCCGACGCCAGCCGCGCCGCCGCCATTAGCAACCAAATTTGCGTTGTTGACAGTAACAGTATAACCATCAAGGGAAATATTGGCAACTTCCAGCCAGTTATTCTGAGTACCAATACGAATCTTGTCACCAATCTGTAGAGGACGCCACTGGTCGGCCATGGTATTGGCTGGCCCTCTGGTGCCCGTCATGTTGCCATTAGCAAACATGATAATAGCATTGCCTTCTGTGGTGTTGGCCTGCGCCCACATTGAACCGTTATAAGCAGAACCGGGTCCGCACAACGAAATGTATAACTGATTGCCCTTTGTGCCGGGGTAACGCGCGGCAAATGTTCCATAGCTCGCTGAACCAGAACCATCTGAATAGTGTTCATTCCAATCTTCGTATGAATTGATAAGCAGGCCTGTCCCTGTAGCAGTAGCGCACTTGGTAGTGGCGCGATTGCAAGCACGAATAATCTTAAGGGTTGACGAATAATTCAGAAAGTTCCATGCGGTAAACCAATCTTCGTAGTTGGTTTCGTCTGGCTCACCAAACACATCCTCAAGGCTATCTGGCGATGTGAGGGTACGAACCTCGAAAAACGGTCCCCACTCAAACTCGCCGACAAATGCACCTACAGATGTAGAAACGGCTGGGACGTAGTTCGACAGGTCGATTTCATCAACATATACGCCCGGTGAAAGATATTGTGCCATGTTCACGCATCTCCTATTGATTAATATATTGCGTGAAACTATTTAGGATTTGTGAGAAATCAGCTAACCCACGGTGTTGCTGGGGCTTTTAGCATATCATCTTCTGCTGTCTCATATGTATGATTGACGCCATCTGTAATGAACCCAAAAGGAATAAAATCGATATCTTCGATTTCCCTGAGTTGTCTTTCTAGGTTTTGGCGAATATTGTTACCGACAGAATCCTTGAAAAATTGCTGGTCTGAGAGCCAACCAAAACACACAAGTGCCATGGACAGGTCATCATGAGCATTGGATGCACCCTCGTCTGCGGCGAAGGAGTCAGTCGATTCCACAAATATCTTCAATTCCTCAATAGTCTTAAAATCAACCAATAACAATTTATCTGTTTCGACCATTGCCTTGAGCGCATTACAACCGATACGTTTGGTCGCGGTTGTTTGTTTCAGGCCGTATTGGGTCATTTTCTGGAAACCGCCTGAAATCTGCTGGCCCTGTTTTCCCTTTGGTTTGACCTTTATCAGGTTATCATAACCAATTTCTACCTGTAGGATATATGATACCGATTGCCCCACATCGTTAATTTCAATCAACACAAAGGCATCGTTATACCATCGTGCAGTGTTATAAATTAACATAGGAAACAACATATAATAGAGCTTGTTGTCATTAAAGGCGGCAACCTGCCTGAACGGAAATTCAGTTACATCGATAACTTGCATGGCCTGAGCATCGCCACCCAAACCCGTCGCACAATCACAGGTGATTGCATAGGTATGTCCGGGCTTCGGACGTTCGTAAATTCTCATATTTCCGTTTTCTTTTGTCGCTATTGGTTCAATCGAACCTGCCTCAAGTTGTGATAACTTGGCCCCAGAAATGAGAGTGCCACCAGAACCCAAAAATTGACATAACACTTCCTGTGCAACCTGAATTTCAGATGTGTTGCGAAGCTGTTCCTGAAACCACGCCTCATCCCTACCCGGTACTTCTGACCAATGAACTTCTATACGTTTGTATTCATTCTGTCCCTTGACGCTCTTCATCCATATTTCATAGAATAAATTAAGGCCTTTAGGTGTAGAAATCAAAATAACCTTTGTTTCCGCACCGGAAGAAATTGTGGGGTAGGTAGCGGTGAAGAATTCTTCGGCAATATGTGGTTCGATATGGGCCATTTCGTCTATTAGAAGCAATGAAATAGAACGGCCACGAATGGCAGAACCGGATGTGGCGTCAGCGATAATTTTGCTGCCATTGGCGAGTTCAACAGAACCCTTGTTCCATGTTTTCACACCCTGCTGGATAAATTTAGGTAATGCCTCGTATGCTTTCTGGATACGGCTCAGAATTTCTCTGGCGGTTGATGCTTTGTTAGCTAGAATGGCGACTGATTTGTCTGGGTTGAAAAGGATATACCATAGAATATAGCAGCCTACGGTGGTTGTATTATGAGAAAGAATGTCGTTAGTATAATATCTATGGTCAGGTGAAACAACCGTGATATCATACATGTTTTCTTCAATATTAGTTTTAGTAACTGTTATAACTTTTTCCGGTCCTGTGGCTGTTTTGATGACATCACCATTGACAAGATTTTCAACAAAAACTTCTGAGCCATCTTCTCTGAAAACAATATGAGTATCAGCACATAAAAGGGTTTTGGTTGGAGTTTTTAGTTCCCAGCGAGTGTAGGGGATAGTTTGATGAATTTGGGTTACTGGTTGCCAGCCCGTATCTGTCCATATTTCCAAATTTTCCAAATTAAAAGAAGCAACGAATTTACGATTTACTGTCTCAGAAAGTCTAGAACCTTTTTTATAGTTTCTAGTTCCTTGTTTTTGAAATCTGATTCCCAAATTGTTATCACCTTGTACCCATGTCTTTCGGCTAATTCGATTTTGATTTTGTCTTTGTCCCAAATCTGTTGAGCTGTTCGATTGTTGTATAAAATATCTTCGGCTGAATATTTTTGTGGGTTGCCGTGCCAGTAATCTCCATTGAATTCGATTATCGATTGTTCGTGACGAATATCGTAATAAAAATGATTGATACCATTCTTGATTATAAATTGAGTTTCTATGGGATAATGCTCTCGAAGAGTGTTTACAAGTTCTTTTTCCATTTTGGAACTTTTGCCACTTTTCCAATTTTTTCTTCGATTGATTGAGGCTAATTCTTCTGGTGATTTCGAATTCAGGGTGTTCTGCCACTTGTCTTGTCGGGTTTGCCAGATAATCTTCCCCCCCTCTTCCCCGTGTTTCGTTGTGAGTTTTTTGAGGGAGAAAGTTTGTTGTCTCGCGGCCAACATCGTTTGTGCCAGTTCTATATTCCCATTCGCTTTCTTCAACCAGTAATCGATTTGGGTTACGTTTGTTCCATTGTGTTTTCTGGAATTGGTTGCCTTTTTCACTGTTTCTTGGGTAATATCTCCCTTGATAAATTTCGGGGAAAATGGAGAAAATTTGCCCCCATGTTGAAACGCTGGATTTGCAGAACCCTTTACTCTGTGAGATTGTGCTTCTAAGTATTTCTGGGAACGAATTGGTCCATTGTAATTTTGGCGTTGTATTTTGTGACTTCTGGTTATATGGCTCGTTAGGTCCGTCGCTTTCAACCCGCATATTATGCAACAGACGAAATCTGTTCCCTCTATCAAATTCTGAAATTTCAACTCGTTGATTTCTCGTGTTTTGATTTTTAATTTTTCTAGCTGTTGTAAATAATTGGCCGACTGTTGTTTCATAAATTTCTCCTGTAATGGTGTTTTTTACTTTAACAACAGTATTTATAAAACAACATTTTCCAGTTTGGCGTGGAAGCTTGGCAATGATAAATCGGTTCTTATGAACCGTGTCGATGATTTTTTCCTGAAACAGGTATGGTTCATAGGGAATAAATCCTCGGTCCACATGCACAATCTTGAAATATTTCTTGGCAAAATACAGGGGGTCATCCATACACCGTTCGAGTTCATCAAGCATCTCGGGCGTGTATTCAACTAATTCATTTTCCCCACGTAAATCTTTTCGGCCCTTATACCCTATAAGCCGATTGAGACCGTCTGCCCATTTAGGATTTAGTGCTGCCATTATACTTCTTCATACGGCAAAAACATTCTCTTGAACGTATTTGGTGCCGTGCTGGTCCACAAATCCTTCAATTCACCATCATCTGACATATAATTCGTCGATGGTGTTGCTCCAACAACAGTTAATTTTGGCCGGAACACACCAATTACATCAAGAATTTTAGGGTTATCTCGTTCATTTAACCGTTTCTTCACAAAACCAAAATTATCACAAACTACAACATCAAATTGTTTTCCTCTGAGTTTATAGTTATCTGTATAACCATATACAGAAATTGGCGCTTTCCTGTATAAATTTACAACGGTGTTTTGATAGTGAACAATCTGTCTACCAATTTCTCTTGTAAGTGTATTGGTCGTCAAAAATAATACGTTTCCACTATCTAACATTATGGAAGCCCAAATAGCGGCTGTTATACACATAGTTGTAATACCACTGCGGCGCGGGCCGATATAGACATGAGTACCAAATGGATTATTTTCAAGAAACGTTAGAAATTCTGCATTGGTTTCTGAAATATTTTTGAATTCTTCTGTATGAATGATGTTCATACCAATTTTCAGTGGACTAATTGTCAGTGGACTAATTGTCATTTTGTTGGTCCTTCTTACGCTGCCTGAGTTGTTCCAGCATGGTGGCAGAATCCCCCGTAAAAACGATGCCGTTCTGCATTTTGATTGTGTCAGGTTTTGTTCCTATCCCAGCGAGGGAACCTTGGTGCAGTTCCTTGTTACGTTTCTGCAAGTCAAAGAACGACACTGACATATCTGACACCGTTTTGAGTAGTGTGCTCAGTACCTCGTAACCACGTGAGGAAGGGTCTTCATTTACCATCTTCATAGCCCCCTCTAGGGCCTCTTCACCCGACTTGAGAATAGACCGCATTTTCTTTCGGGTAAATTCATAATCTTCCTCAACATGACCTATTTTCTTTTCTGGGCCAATCAATTCCCCAATCACATCGACCGGTTTAGTTTCTTCCCCGCCAGCAAGCGCATCATCAACTTCTTCGTTATTGTAATCATCATCGTCATCACTGACTTCCTCAGCCATAACAGGCGCGGCGTCCTCTTTGTCCCAATCAATTCCTAGGGTTTTCTCAATCTCTTTTGTATTCATAGCATTCTATATAGGTTTATTTACCTACAAACCTTGGAGAAGATTTATGTATTTCCTTAGGAATGTCCAATTCTTGCTCGTAACTTAGCTTCAAAGGGGGTTTTCCGCCGTAGGCCAAATCGAGATAGATTTGCCGGGTGAGAGGTAGCCCCACGGCTTTCATGAATTCCAGTGTCGGGCTTTTCGACCCCTTCTTCTTCGGTAGTATGCCAGTCTGGGTCACTAATTCCTCCTGTTATTTTTAGTAATTCTTTTCTCACTGTGTCAATAGTTATGTCACCATTCTTGTATTGTTGCCACACATCATCAACACGTTGTTTATTGTCTTTTGAACGTTTGAATGATGGCGAATACATTCCTCTAA